CTCTCGTTGTGCAGGCTTTAATACTACTGAACATATCATAGTCACCGTCGTAAAACCAGCCCAGAAATCTGTAATCTTGTGTATTATCTTGCCCGAATAGCACGTCAACAAAATATCTGCCTGTACAATGTTTGTCTTTGCGTACTTTATATGTGTATCGCTTATCTATCTTGCTTGAATACAAGGTAAATATTGCTTTGCCTGCTAACACATAAGGTTTTATGAATTCTGCTTGCATACTTCGTCCCCTCCGTTTTATTAGTTGCTTACAAATATCTGCCAACACTTCTTCCACACCTTGTGGTGTAAACTTATATGTTCTGTCTATATACGCTAATATCTCGTCGGCACAATCTTTGTAACCTTGCTCGTAGTCACTCATAACTGCATCCTAATTTGCTTATATGGTGCTTTCTTTGGTCCCGGTGTATGACAATTATTAAGTCGTTTATTTACTTCCGTTACCAACTCCCGGAGTTCCTGCTCATTGTTGCAAAATTTGTTGATTGAGATACGGTCATCTTCTGGGTCTACCGGATTGCTAAATCTCACAACAATTGTGGTCGCTGTCTTATTGCACTCATAACTATGAATGCCTTTGATGTTACTCTGTATGCCCATAGCAGCATATCTGTAAATGTCATATAATCTAAATTGCTTTTTCATGCTTTTGTCCCCATATACTCATAAACTAATCTCGTTAATTCTCGTAAAGTGCTGTCATTACAATACTTTTGTGCCGTCAACAACGCCTTATATGCTCTATCTAACAAAGTATATGTAGGGTTGTCTTTCGTTTCTACTCTCATTTGCTCAAATCGTGGTAAGGCTAATACGTCCATATTGTAGCCATACTCCAGCAATCGACCTAATGAGCACTTCTTTGAACGTGCACCTAATGTAGTATAGACTGAAATATAGGTCTCATTACTCACATTAACTTTACGCTCAACATCTCTCTGTCCACTTGTAGGTGGTAAGTTTGTGAAGTCATACATCTCTAATAGCATATCGACAATCTGTGACAAATTATGACCTTTATAATACTCAAACACCTCTCTTGACATATTCACATTTACTATCATAAATACCTCCTATACCTAATGATATACAAATTGCTTTGTTTACTTGTTCCATCTCGTCATCAGTTAATTGACCTCGTGGGTGCTCCATAAGTGCTTTTGGCATTGTCATTATTTGGTTGCATAACACCTGTGATTGTTGACCTGTTGCCGACCAAGATATATTCACATTACAAGATAACGGTTTTATCTTTGTCGTTATAGGTGCAATCATTACTATACTTGACGTTGTGTTGCCTTTCTCGCTTGATACCACTACTACTGGTCTATAACCCCACTCCACAGAATGCTTTAACTGATTTGTCTGCTGTGGCAGTCGTGCCCAGAATATTTGTCCTCTCACATTGTACTCCTTTTGTTCTTCTTTGTAGTGAACAAATACTCTTCTTTGATGCGTTCTACCATCTTCTCATTGAATGCTTCGTCATTGTTCTCTGCAAAGTAAGACAATAGAACACGAATTGTTGCTGCAACAGAACCTTTTGCTGTATCTATGCCAAGATACTTTAGTTTCTTTAGTACTTCTAATTTAGTCACGTCATCTATATACAAAGTAAATGGTGACATACTGCTATGAAGTCTTACTGCACGCTTTTCTTCTGGTGTCATTACTTCTTACCTCCTTTTGGCTTTCCTTTACTGTTTGGTCTGGGTGTATACCCGGGGTTAAATATCTCACGATACTCGTTAAGATAATGCGAGGTTGACCTATCTACCGTCTGTGTCTTTAACTGTATAAGTATACGATTAAATCGTAACTCCGACATATCTTGTAGCATTCGTGCCTTAATTTGCTCAAACATCTCGGACCAATAATCTTGCTCAGTATAAGTGTTGTTTTGTCTTGCCCACTCGGTACTCTCTGGGTCTACTATTTGGTCTAATAATGTAATTGGCTTACCGTCATCATCTTCGCCGATTGGTGCATCAAGGCTCTGCATATCTGTAAAGCCTTTCAACTTACGACACTCCATATTTAAGTCATTTATATACGATTTACGTATAATAGTATTGTGCAAATAATAGCCTTTATTGTACAACTTCACAACTGTTAAATACAAAATAGACATCATATCATCTTTGCTGGGTATCAGTTTCTCATATCGTGGGTGAATTGATACAACAAGTTTATGAAGTAGTGGCTGGAAGATGGTGAGCCACTCGTCCAAAGGTGGTTGCACATACCTTATCTTGTTAGGTGGTTCTTTCGTGGCAAACAATGTTGCTATTAACTCTTCCGGGGTGTACGGATTTGCCGATTGAGGTACAAGACAATTTATCTTTAAGTCATAATAGTCTTGGTCCTGTTTGTGTGGTGCCATCACGGCACTAAAACAAAAGTGCTCATTAGGCTCGATGTTGCAATCTTCACAGATTTCCGCTATAATATCTTGCGGTGTTTCATCAGGCTTAATAAGCACATTAACATTAGTCATATTCATTTTTCTACTATTCCTTTCGCGTCGACATTGCAGTCGAGATTTAGGCTGACCTACGCATACATTACACCATATAGCAGGTGCGCGCTTATAAATTATAATTATGTGTTATTATGTAAATCGGTGGGAGCGCGAGAGGTGCTCTCTTTATAACCCTGCTCGATTTACTGTCGTGCTCACCAGCATCTCTTGTCGACTGGGTCTGGACAGATTACGTGCAATTAGTCACCGATTAGTATGAGAATTATATAGACTTTATGGTTACAGTTATGGGCACTCGATGTTGATAAGTCTGGTTCAGGTCTATATTGGCGAATTTAGAGACTTAGCCGTTGTTTGCTCTAAGTGCAGCAAGTTTAGCCTGCAACTTCGCAAGACGGCCTTCGTCCATTTTAATCTTTTGCTCAGCAGTCATAGGTGCTCTGGGCTTACGTTCCTTAGGAGCATTTGCTTTTGCTTCTGCTGCTCTCTCAATGATAGCAGAGTATTCGGCTTGGTCCTCAGGTAAAATGAAGTCGATAATAGATGCCATTGTCTTGTAACCTCCGTTATATAAACTGTTTATTTAGAGTAGTCGTCACTACTGGAGTGGCATTGTGTTGTTGCTGCTCTCTACCAAAGCAGCAGGGGGTAGACGCTTATTCAGCGTCTACTTCTGCCTTCTTAGCGGCAAGTTTCGCCGTAAGTTTAGCGATTTGTGCTTCGAGCGGTTCTTCCTCAGTCATAGGCACATTCTTTTGTGCATTTCTGTTCTCGATTGCTCTTGCAATAATAGCGTCGTACTTTTCTTTGTCCTCTTCGGTCATATAAGGTACAAGTTTCTTGTCAGGCTGAGAAGTGCCAAGCACTCTCGGACCAGTCGTCTTGTCCTCTACTACATACACACCACCTTCTGCCTTAGCAAAGAATTCGTTGTGTGCAATGTATTTACGGTTTGCAGAGTTTGCTCCAAGCACAATGTGCCATTTGTTTTTGCTCTTTTCAAACCAGTTCTTCGCAACTACTGCCTCGTTAGTTGCAAGGTCCATAGCCTCAAAAATAGGGCCGTTTTCGTTGTCGCCAACATGCATAATTTGTACTGCCATTTTAAGTTTCTCCTTGTTAATTTTAATAGTTTGTCTATAATGAATACAAAGAAAATTGTGGTAGATACAATTATTCCTGTATGATTATACAATTGTTGTTATTTTTATTTTGTCTATATTATATTATATTCAATTATTATAAAATTATTCACCTATAATTTTAGACAGGTCGTTATGGTTATCTGCGCTTTTTCTTATACAGTTTGCTTTGACCAAAGCGTGCCAACTTCTTCTCAGCCTTAAACCACATAATGGTCGTGATTGACAATAAAACTAAGGTCAATGCTAATGCCGCTGTGGTGATAATGAGCGTGGTAGTTATAGTCATTTATTTGTCCTCCTTGTTATAGATTGTATACTCATCACCGTCATACTCATCGACTAAGGTGAGTTGAGTTATATGTGTAAATGGGTTGCCACAGTTACCGCAGGGACACTCGTCCTCAATCGTTTCTACAATAGATTTAAAGTCAAGGTCTTGGGTTAGTTGTATATCACTCTGGAAGGTATGATTACACGTAGGACACTTGCTGAATATGCGTAGAACGATTGAGTATTCCGGGAGTGAGCCACGTAATGCACGGTGAAGGCTTTGATAGTATATACCATTTGATACAGAGATTGTACCGTCCGGGTTTAGTCTATATAGCCACTCTACAAACGGTGTTGGTGTAAATGCATCTGTAGTGAATATTGCTTTGTCATTGGACAAGATATGAATTGGTGTTATCTTAGCCCCGGAAGCGGTAATACAAGTATAAGACTTGCCTATGGTGAGTTGGTTATTATTGTTATTTGCTGCCATTTATAGTTCCTCCTTAACTGTTTCAATTAGTTTTACAAGAGCATTGTACGATACAGCATCGAACGGTATGCTGATTTTATGGTGGTTAAACTCGATGTCAATGTTCTTTTTGTAGAAGTTTTGTAACTCTTCTTCGGTGGTGCTTTCACTACCTACTGCATATAAGTAGGTAAGAAAATCTGTTAATTCGTTGTTTGCCATTTTGCTTATTTACTCCTTTAATTGATTAAGTTTATTTCCGTTTCGTTTCATAAATTTCTATAATGATATAGAAAATCATCATTTTTATTAAAACGAACATACGGAACGAATAGATATATACTATATAATATATTAAATTAAAATTTTGAGGTTAGAGAGATATAAATTATATAATTACTTGCAGTCAGCACTTCTTATCTTAGTAGCCTTAGTCCATTTCCGTTTCATTTGTCCGTTTTACGTTTTATATAAAAATCTATTTTTCTATATCATTATAGAAATTTATGAAACGAAACGGAAATGAGCACAAGACTATCTTTTATTGTAAGTGCCAGTCGACCACTCGTCCTTTATGCTTACCTATACCTCTGTACCAAGTAGGCTAAAACTTCAAGTGCATTTGTGCCAATCGCTTTCATACCTACTCCCTTGTTATACACAAGTACCGTTTTCTCTCGTGGGTCTGTCACATGTATAAATGTTATGCCTATATCTTTGTTATGGTCAATGCGGTAGAAGTATATTTGACCATCTTTTACTTTGTAATTACTTTGTATCAACATTATTGCAGTCCTCCTGTTTATCATACTGGCAATAGCCTAAGTTATAGCAATGTGCCGGGTCGGCATCACAACCATTACATATACCTTCTAATATATAATCTTCTACTGTCATAATTCACCTCTATAATTTTGTACTAATCGACCACTCGTCGACTATAAGTCCACCACTCAGCCACTCGTATGTTGTCTTTGTCGGCAACTCGTGTTTGCGACTAAATGGCAAAGCAAATTCCGGGGCAGCGGCGAACCACCGCCCGGGCTTGTAGGCTTAGGCTTTCGCCTTTGCCAATTTTGCTTGCAACTTTGCGATTTGGGCTTCAAGGCCTTCAACAGAGTTGGGGTCAACTTTCTCAGTCACTCTGGCCATAGCAGCCTCTTTTATACTTGCGATTAAAGCCTCAGCCTCAGCCACTTGCTTAGCCTCGTCGGCTGTCATTTTAGCCCTCCAACCGCCAGTTGCCAAGCCGGTCCTATGCTCAGTCTTAGTCTCAAACTCGTAAATATCGCTATTTGCAAAGTTGCTCTCGCGAACATAGGTACGGCCACTCGGGTTGCCAGCAGGCAACTTTACATGCCAAGCATCGGTCTTTTTCTCGTACCAGCGGGTACAATCGAAAGTTTCGCCAGTTTCGCAATGTAATACATAGCCACTCTCAGTTTTAACAATTTTATTCATAGTTTACCTCCATTTAAGAGACTTGATTTTTATAGTTTTTATTGTCTCTCTTTGTACCTTATATAATTTTGAAGCATATTAAAAATCGGCCCCGGCCCCGGTCACCCAGAGAGGGAAGAAGGTATTTTGCATCTACAGCATTAAAATTTTAAGTTAGTAGATTAAGCTCATCTGTATATAGGCAATTAGCAGTAACAAGTATATAGGCAATCAGCAGTAACAAGTATATAGGCAATCAGCAGCAGTAACAAGTATATAGGCAATCAGCAGTCAATCGTCTATTCATTATATAATATACGTATGCGCGCACGCGAGAGGCAGTTTTGAACTATATTAAAATTTACTATATGGTGAAAAACATACGAAAATAGTGTATAAAAATTATAAAAATTGTATAAAATATAAATATAGTACTATAAAAGGAGGAACTTAAAATGGAACTTTCAAATAAGCAAATTCGTGAGCAACGAGAATTTGAAACACTGTTCAAAAACCCTAAGCATGCACGAGCTATGTGGTCCCAGAGCGTTATTGACAGATATGCTAAATCAGCATTAGAACCTGTAAAAATATACGACAAAGACGGTAATTTAACTCCAACCAGTCAAATTGAAGTCGCCGTGTGGAACCACTTGAAAGCTGAACTCGAAGCAGCAGGTCAAGACCGTTTACCTACCGAAGGTGAAATGATGGAAGCTTGTCAACAATACTATTCAAGACATAATGCATCCAGTTATGTTGCACGTCGTGATAGTATGGGTGCTAAACCTATTGACGAAACCAAGCAGAGTGTTCAGGTTAATAACCCGTTGGAAGGTTTATCTGACGAAGAGCTCGCTGTAATGCAAAAAGCATTAGACGAATATCACAAGAAGGAGGAAAAGTAAGATGTCAATACAATTAAAATTAGCACAAGAATTGGCCTCATTTACTAAACCTGTTGATGCTTCAAAATTTGTCGGTATTCCTACAAAGGTGACTGACAAATTGGCACAAACTCGTGTGAACGGCTTGAATTTCAGTATGGATGCAGCGGGTGCTTTGCCACAAAGAGTAAACGATTTCAAACAATCGCTTGATGCAAGTAGAATGCTTGTAAAATCGGTCAAAACTGGTGAGCTTAAAACTGTTGAACTCAGCCAAGACTTAAAACCTGTGGCACCAACATCACTCGATGCCTATGAGATTAGAGATGAACGTATAGTGCCTAAACAGAACTACAGCAAAGTTGACCCTGATATGCTCAATATTTTTACTCATAAAGGACCTAACGAGCCAAAGCCGAGTGACGATGGTATCGGAGGCGGTGCATTATAATGAGTATGTTTGAAGGCGTTAGCGGCGAGATAAAAAGACGTGAGCTGAAACGAGACTATCCAGCCTTCGTTGAATTTGTAAATGAAGGCTTTTGTATGACGAAGTTTCACAAGTACGTTTGTTCTCTCGTCCAAGAGTTTTTAACTGTTAAAACAGGCAAAGCTTTCGACGTTCTTCTCTTGTCAGTACCACCGAGACACGGCAAATCACACATGGTGACAGAAACATTGCCAGTATGGTTCCTTGGTAATAACCCACGAGGTGAAGTAATTCTTTGTAGTTATCAATCAACCTTCGCTGAGGGCTTTAATAAAATTTGTCGTGACAAGTTTAACAAATATGTGCCACCAATCTTTCACGCCGAGAGTGATAAAACTCTTCAACGTACAGAGTTGTGGGCAACAGAGGCAGGTGGTCGCTGTCGTGCAGCCGGTCTTGATGCAGGTATTACTGGTTTCGGCGCAGAGCTTTTTATCATTGACGACCCTATTAAGAATGCTGCAGAAGCAAGCAGTGACGTCATTATTAAGAAGATACTCGCCGAGATGGGACCGTCTGTTCAGTCTCGTATTTACCCCGGCGGTAAGCTAATTGTTATACAAACGCGATGGGTTGAGAACGACATTGTTGGCTTTATTAAAGACAACTGGGCAGACTTCGTGTGGAAGGACATTAACTTGCCTTGTGAGTATGATGAGGAAGCTGCGAAAGAAGGACCTTGTCCTCTTGGTAGACAAATTGGCGACAGTCTTATGGGTCCACATTTAGGTGACCCGGAATTGCCACAGAAGATAGCCAACGACAATAGATGGCTTAAGTCTAAAAAGATGGTCGTTATGGCGGCTGAGGGCGAGAGAGTATGGAACTCATTGTATCAAGGACGTCCTACTGGTGCGACTGGTAACACATTCGACAGTACGTGGTTTAAGTCATTTAAGAAGAGCGACTTCGTGCTTGAGCGTGATAGGCCTCGCTTGTCTAACAAAGAGATAAATGAACGCAAACAATTTGAGTATATGCAACTATCTATTGACGCAACATTTAAGGGTGGCGTAGATAATGACTTTGTTGCTATGGGTCTACGTGGTATTTATCGTGGTGGTGTATATTTGTATCACCAAGTAAACAAGCGGATGTCTTTTGTACAGACAGTTGAGAAGATAAAGTGGTTTTGTGAGCAGTTTCCAGAGATTGATGAGATGGTACTCGAGGATAAAGCAAATGGTCCAGCAATTGCAGACGTGTTGCGATATACTGACAATGTACCACCTATTGTCTGTGTAAACCCTATGGGCGGTAAAGTAGCAAGAGCGGAAGCTATTACACCGTTTGTGAAAGCAGGAAACTATTATATAGCTGAGGACTTAGACGAAGATGACGTTGACTGGCATATCGGTACTACATTGTCAGCTCGTGACAAGATAATAACTCAGCACAAATCTTTCCCATATGGCAAACACGACGATATGGTTGACGAGAACTCGCAAGGTACAATTCGTCTTATTAAGCTTATAACTGGTGAGGAGCCAAAGGCTGAACGCAGATTTTTGCGATATACTAAGTGGTATCCTGATATGTGGGACGACTTTGAGCAAATGACACCGGCAGAACAAGAAAAATTCATACAGATATATGGAGCACCAGAAGAATGGATGCAGTAGAAAGGTGGTATATGAAAGAGAAGTTTAAGAAGTTTTGGCGATGGGCACGTAAGAACGTGCTGAACAAAGAGATGTTTATTTTTGTTGTCATTGCAGAGTTAATCTTTTGGTCACCTTGTATTGTCACGGCGTTACTTGCAGTAACTATTAGTCCGTGGTACTGGACAGTATTTGGTGCAATATGTGCCTTTTGGGCTGGACCATTTACACCAGCGGTTGTCTTACAATTAGGACTTGCTGTGGCATTGAAGAAATTATGGCATTTGATAACAAAGAAGAAACACAAAGAAAATGGAGGTAACGATGGACAGAATTGACTTATATCTGCAATCTATGGTTGGTAAGCCGTATGAGAATACAGATAAAGAAAACACAATGGTCGAGAAAGTATCAGCTCTGTTCAGTATGGCAAAGTCTTATCAAGAAGGTATTGAGTATGTATCGCCAAAGAACTTGGTGAAATGGCGTAAGGCATATCTTGGTACATTAAATGCACTTGATAAGCGAACTGGTGAAGAAAGCAAGAGAAAATCTAAGCAGCTTCGTAAAATGATTTATGAGTTAATAGAGAGTAAAGTTGATAACAGTATTCCTATGCCTCGTATTTCACCAAGACGACACGACGATTTGATGCTTGTAGACGTCACAGAGAACTATCTCAAGTTTGAGATGGACAGAATGCTTACTGAGCAAGAAAACGACCGAAGTGAACGTGCAACATATATTGACGGCACGAGCTGGTACAAAATCTGTTGGGATAGTCTTGATAGTACGTATGAACGCAGTGGTGACTTGCGTGTAGAAGTACTGTTAGCTGACCAAGTAATTCCAGAACCCGGGTGTAAAGATTATCGTTTGATGAACTATTGTTTTGAGAAATCAAATATGAGTTTGTCGCGTATCTATGATATGTATGGTAGATTGATAAGCGTTGGTGCTCTTGGTGATAACACAGTTGAGGTTATATCATACTATTATAAAAACGAGCACGGTTTGGTTGGAAGATTTATGTATGCGTCTACGACTGGACAGGTAATCAGTTGGGACGAAGATTGGCAAATTCGTAAAGTTCGCAAATGTACTGCTTGTGGTACTGTTAATGCGATTGGCGATAGCTGTAAGAATTGTGGTGGCACAAAGTTCAAGTACGAGAATGCTACTATTGAGAAACTCGAAGAACCGCTTATGCGTTTGCGTAACCCATATGAGGAAGGTGAGAGTGATGACCCTACTGATAATGCAAAGGCGGAAGAGTTCTTGCCTGCGGGTACAGAGATACCTTTCTATCAAGTAAGACAATTACCATTTGTACCTCGTCCGAGTGTGAGTTCACTCGAAACAATTTACGGTATTTCGGAAGTAAGTATTCTTCTTGATATGCAAGATAGTGTCAATAAAATCTTGTCAAAAGTGGAAGATAAGATACTTAAATCCGGCGCTGTTGTTACGAAGCCTGAAAAGATGAAGATGAACGACACCGACGAAAGTTTTAAGATTATGGGTGTCAAAACAGCAGAAGAAGCGACGATGGTACAGACAAAGCAAGTACTTGCAGATGTATCACAGGACATTGCTGGTGCACAACTCTTCTATGAAAGTGCACGTGCATCGTCGGGCGTAACTGAGAGCTATCAAGGTAAAGTAGATACGACAGCAACTTCTGGTAAAGCAAAAGAGATTAGCGCAATGCAATCTGCCGGTAGACTTGAGAGTTTACGTGTTATGAAATCAGCCGCATTTGCTGGAGTATATGAGCTAATGTTCAAATATCTGTTGGCGTTCAGTGATGAAACTCGTAAGTTTGTTAAGATACTACCAGACGGCAAGAAAGAGGAAATGCTTTGGAACAAGTATATGTTCCTTCGTAAAGACAAGTATGATAAATTGTATTATGCAGATGACTTTGCATTTAGCACAGACCCTGCGGCTACGCTCTCTAACAACAGAGTACAAATGTGGCGAGAAACGCTTCAACAGTTTATGACTGGTACATTTGGTAATCCGCAAGACCCGAGAACGCTTGAGCTTTACTGGAATATTATGGACACTATGCAATACCCTCTTGCAAAGTATGCATTGGCTGGTATTAGAGAGGCATCACAACATTTGCCACCTGAGCTTGAACAAGCATTGTTGCAAAGTCCTGAGGTGTTAGCAATGGCAACACAACTTGTACAAGGACAGGGTGAACAGAGAGGCGGCGCAAGACCTAACAGCGGACCGGAAGGTAACGGTCAAACCCACACGGCAAACGTGAATAAGACTAATATGAAAAACGCTGCAACAACTAAACGAACTGGTGATACAGCACAAGCACAATTGAGTGGAGGTAACATCTAATGAAAATGATAGGTAACGAAGTATATATTCAAAGAGGTGAAAATTGGTCGCTTGATTTTGCTGTAAGAAATGAGAAAGGGCATCCTTATGTTGTTCTCAAAAATTGGGATAACCCGTATCTCGCAATCACTGTTGCAGCCGCATTATATGAGCAACCTGGTGACTATCGTGAAACTTATTGGTTAGATTTGACGCAGAGATGGGTTGAGCAAGCAGATGGTTCAACCGTATTGGCACCACTGAAGAAATTTATTTCGAGTGAAGTATTGTCATTGACAGTGTTCAGCGTTGAGAGCGCAATAGACTATTACGGTGTTCGTAATGGCGGTAAGATGGTGTTAGACAAAAATAATGACTTTGACGTCACAAACTTCTTGTTTTTTATAGATGAGTATAGCGATGGTAATTATACTTACAAATACGTGAAAGATTATACGCTTGATGCATCTGGAAATGTAGTTGATGAAACTTGGGAAGAATATGACTTTAGAGTTATAAAACAATTTGACACAAGAAGTTGGATGGAACAAGGATACCTGTTTGATATTAAAGTGTTGGCAGGTGAAAGTGTACAAGAGCATCTAAAAGGTATACTTGATGTACAACGTACTACGTATAAACAAAATCTCAATACATGGACTAATGAAGATTGGGAAGCGTATATAGAGGCAATCGTAGATGAGGACGTTCGCAAAGAGATGCAAGCATTATATGATGAAGGCGCACCACTTATGCCAAGTTTTGATACTAAGAGTTTAATTCTTGAGCCAACTCCAATTTATGTAAGTGTGAATATTCAAGGAGGTATAAGATAATATGTCAATCAATATTATAGAACGTGCTGTAACTCCATATAATAGTTCTACGAGTGAAGTGAGACAGAAAGAACGTTATAATTTATATGCTCCGGGTGCAGGCGTTAATAAAGTCGGTATGGCTGGTTATGACCCGACGTACTTCGCGGTAAGAGAACAGATAGTTGAATTGAGTGCAGCATTTTTGGCGAGTATTCTTCATCACATTCCTACCGACGAAACTGTTGTCATAGATGGTATAAAAGAAGCGAATACTTTGTATTCAAAGTTTACACATCAGGTAGTAGATAGACGTGATGCAAACGGACAGATAAGTTTAATAACGGTTACTGGTTCGTTACTTGTTACTAAGAGTACAGATACAAATACGTATGTACAGACAGAAACTCTACTTGCGGAAGGTCGTATATGGACACGTCGTATTGTTGTTAGCGAAGATACAGTTCAAACAGTATCTGCGTTTGAACCAACAGATGATAAATATGTGCCCCACGATGAATTAGGTGTTAATGCCGTTTATAGTGAAAACATTAAAGATTTGGCTGTAATAACTACGAAACTCGCTGCAAAATCGGTGACAACTGTTAAGGTAGCAGATGAAGCTATCACTAGGGAAAAGTTAGGTCCTTTGTCTGTAACTACGTCAAAGCTCGGTAGTAAAGCTGTTACAACAGACAAATTAGGTGATGCAGCTGTCACGACGGTAAAACTTGATGATAAAGCTGTAACTACAGAGAAACTTGATAATAAAGCCGTAACCACAGAGAAACTTGATAATAAAGCCGTAACCACAGAGAAACTTGATAATAAAGCTGTTACAACAGATAAATTAGGTGATGCGGCTGTCACGACAGAGAAACTTGGAAATGCTGCTGTAACGAGTGAAAAAATCTATACTGGTTCTGTAAACGAAACAAAGTTAAGTACTGCAGTACTCAATCGTTTGCTTGCATTAGAGAGTGATGCATTTACGAGCATAACATATAATCCTACCAATGGTGTATTAACATTTAGGACTATTGATGGAAATGTTACTGAGGTAGACTTACCTTTGGAGTTAATAATCAAACAAGGAGGCTCTTACTATGATAAAGAAACACAAGACTTAGTATTAGTGCTTGCAAACGACGAGGAAATACGTATACCACTCAATGATGTAACTAGTGATTTCATTGCGTACGTAGATGGCATTAGAGATAGTATTTACGTATTACAAAAAGCACCACCTCTCGCAGCTCTTGCAGATGCACTTTTACTCACAACCCCGACACTTGCGATTGTCGCAGGAATAACTCAATAGGAGGTAATATATGGTTAACCCGGGTTATACAAGACGTCAAGAGTTTGCCTGTACTCTTGAAGAGTTAAACACATATGCAGCTGTAATTTTGTATAAAAATGAAGTTCTATATGTAAAACAGGAAAACGGTACTTATGACATAAAAATCGGTGATGGTGTCACGCCGGTCGGTGAATTACCTTATGTAATTCGTTATTCAAGTATCGTGGAATTAAAGACAGGTGCTGAAAATGCTAAAAACTTAGCTGAAGCAGCGGCAACGTCTGCGGCAGCTTCTGCAGCAGAAGCACAAAAACTTAGAGATGAACTTGACATCGGTTTATCTGTAATAGATGGACAAGTAAATATTGAATTTGAGGAGGAACCTTAATAAATGAGTACAGTAAAGAAACCTATTTTACTCGATGAAACGGGCAAAGAAATTGTAAGTGCACTTCGTACAAATAATGCTATGCTTAGTGCAATCGCGCGCGAGTCGATTTCTAAATTGTCAAGCTGGAAAGATATTCAAGCTTTAGTTAGACAAGGACTTGCAAAAGAGATTTTCCATATCGGTGACCAGTTCATCATACCTTGGAAAGACACCGCGGCAGATAAGAGCTATGACGTACCGCTTGATGTTGTTCACTTTGGTGACGTAACTCTTAAAGATGGCTCTGTTGTTCCTGCAATGTTCTTGCAGTGGCATTATACGACGCCTTTTGGAGTTCAGTTTGACCACCCCGAAGATGAAGTAGCAGATGGCGTATTCTCAACAGACTATTCGTATTATATCAAAAATACTGATGGTAGTTTCAAACTTTTGACAGTAGATACAGATTATTCTATTGGTTCTGCAATTCCTACCGATAAAACTTATTATCGTTCGGCAATTAAGGACACCACTGGTAATATTTGTAGATACGGCTATAACCGTTGGTCGCATTCTGCAATGCGTCAATTCTTGAACAGTGATAAAGGCGTAAACGCTTGGTGGGTAGCACAGCATAATGGTGACGTAGCACCGAACGAATTGGCCACTAAAGCTGGTTTTATGACGGGCTTTGAGGAAGATTTCTTGTCTTGTCTCAGTCCTATCAAGGTAACCACAGCACTCAATACTGTCACAGATAGTGACATTGGTATGACAGAAGATACGTATGATACGTTCTTCCTTCCTTCGCTCGAACAGATGTATGCTAAACCCCAGCTCGCTGGTGTAGAGGGCAACTACTTCGAGTATTGGAAACGTGCGACTGGTGCCACGAAGCCGAATGAGTGGTATGAGGCCGGTAAAAATCCCGGTTACATTACCTACGGCGTTGATGCCAAAACGTCTCCGCGGTACGTGCGTTTGCGTAGTGCTAATCGCTACGATTCGTCCAATACGTGGCTTGTGACCTCTACTGGCGATGTCAGCCTTGGCGGCGCTGACTACGCCAGTCGTTGCGCCCCCGTTTGTGCGGTCTATTAAGAGAAAATCTAATACCTAAAGGAGGTAATTATGTCCGTACCAGAGGGATTGCGTAAATGTGGTAAACTCAAAGTGCTTGTTGAGGTACTCGATTTGACGGACTATACGCTTGAGATTACTCGCAATACGAAAGTTTTCAAACCAGAGTATAAAGAGGTTTTGACAGATGATATTACGATGTTGACGAAAAGAATGTATATGAATTTATATCGTGCAAATCGTATTATCGTTAATAGTGAAGCAGACGTTAAGAGACGACTTTCATTACAAGCGCAATCTCTTGAGGACTGTGAAGATTTGCTTTCTCTTATACAGATTGCACAGAAAACGTTTCATTTGAAACTTAAACGTATTAAGTTCTGGGGCAGTAAAATTTGCTCCGTAAAATCGTTAATCAATAGTTGGCATACCGCAGAAATCGAGCGATATTCTGCGTGCCAATTTTGATAAAATGGACGTAGGCTGTAAAGGCAGAACGTGCGTTTGCGTAGTGCTAATCGCAACAATTCGTACAATACGTGGAATGTGAACTCTACTGGCAATATCAACAATAACAACGCTAACAACGCCAATCGTTGCGCCCCCGTTCGTGCCTATAAGGGACGTACGCTGTTCTACAAGAGCAGTTTCCTGCTTACCGCACAAAGAGCCGTAGTCCATGCTCATTAGAGCGAACAATACCATAGTGATACAAGCAACTTCTTTGAATTTGGGCGTTATACACATTATGGACAATTCAATAATCTTACCATTAGAGGACGTAATAGATTTCGAAGCAATCTTCTCTTCAATGTATAAATGCAAGAAAGGTGTTATTTGGAAAGACTCGGTCGCCGCATTCTATTTGAATGGCATAGAAGAAAGTCTCAAGCTTTCGCAAGAACTGGCCGATAATACGTATGTAGAACACCCGCCAAAACATTTTATGATAACGTCACCTAAACCACGGGAAGCCGTGAGTATAGTGTTTAGAGACCGTGTATATCAACGGAGTATGAACGACAATATCATATACCCGCTAATGAGTAAACAATTCATCTTTGATAATTTTGCGTGCCAAAAGAATAAGGGCACGGACAGAGCCAAAGAACGACTTGATGAGTTCTTGCATCGCTTTTATAGAAAGCACAAGCTTGATGGTTTTGTCTTAAAGTGTGATATAAAGGGTTACTATCCTAATATGCAACATCGTGTCGCAGAAAAGCAATTTGCAAAATACCTTCCACCGGATGCGTATATGCGAACTGAGAAGATACTGCATACACAATACGCTGGTGATATAGGGTATAACCCCGGAAGTCAACTAATACAAATAGCTGGAATATCGGTACTAAGTCCATTAGACCATTTTATAAAAGAAAAGCTCAGAATTAAATACTACATTCGCTATATGGACGATTTTATACTTATCCATGAAAGCAAAGAATATTTACGTGAGTGTCAAGAAAAGATACAAGCTTTTCTCGCAAATGATGGTTTTACACTTCACCCGACCAAAAGCACAATAAATGCCATTGCTAAGCCTATAACGTTTCTCGGTTTTACGTTTAAATTAACAGATACCGGAAAGGTTATAAAAACAATAAGTACAGAAGCGGTTAAACGGAAACGTCGTAAGCTTAGACATATGGTAGCAAAAGTAAAACGTGGCGAAATGTCGAAAGACAAAGTCAAAATATGTTATCAAGGCGATAGAACATATCTCGCCAAAGGTAATTCAACAAAGTTAATCCAACGTATGGATGCATATTGTAATAATTTATGGAGGTAAATATGGTAAACTTTAACGCAGCAAAAATGACTGTTGCTGAAACTCGTCGTTTTGATAATATGACGGCAGACGTAGAACGCAACAAGGCTCACACCGATTATATTGCGATGATGAGTGACGTGGAACTTCCGCAACCGGAAGAAATGGAGGTAATGCCTTAATGAAGAGTAAGATTAAGTATTACTATGACAATGGACTTTGGACCGAGAGTATGGTTCGTGATGCTGTTCGTAAAAATAAAATTACGATTGCAGAATACGAAGAAATTACCGGTAAGAAGTATTAAGACAATTTATTTGTAAAGGAGGTGGTTCCCTTGGGCTAGTTTAGAAGAATGTTGAAACAACTTCCAAAAAATCTACAAAATAAATTAAAAGGAGGACAACGGTATGAGAATGGAAGAAAGAAATTATGCAGGTAGAGGTACTACTGGTCTTGCAGCGACCGGTACCGCTTTAGGTGGCGCAGCATTAGCTGGCGTATTAGCAAATGGTGGTTGGCTTGGAGGCTTATTCGGAAACGGCAATGGCTGTCACGAAAATCAGCCTGTAAACCGCTACGAGATGTCTCTTGTTCAAGAAAATGGTTCGCTTAAACAGCAACTCGCACTTCGCGACTCGCAAGTTTATACCGACCAAAAGCTTACCGACGTTGTAACATATTTCAACGGTAAGATTGAAGCACTTCAACAAGTTGTTGCTGGTCAAGCCGTACAAAACCAAAAGACTGCAGACGCATTTGAAATGGTTGGTCAACAGATTGCTTGCTGCAAGAACGAATTCTTTGCGGCTCTTAACAGAGAACGTGACGAACGTTGCTGCGGTGACAATTCTATCGTAACTTACGCAAATGCAACCTTCTATCCTAAAATGGTTGCGGACGTAACGACTGGTACCACTACTACGGCACAGTCTGTATACAACCCGCTTCCTAACTGCGGTAGATGCTGCAATAACTAATTCTTGCAAAGGTTGGGCGGGCCTTAACCCGCCCAGCTGATAATGGAGGTTAAATATGGCAAGTAAAGAACAACTTATTAAAGCAATTTATACGTTTATAGACAACGATATGTTGTCAAAGGCAGAAGGTAATTACAAGATTATTCTTGGTATTGCAAAAGCCGCAATCAATCACAGAGCAGACCGCGTGTTTAATGCTATAAAGAACAATTCTCTTGTATCTATGTTTGACATTATTGACGAACACGATAATGTTGACGTTGATACTCTTGCAAAAGTGTTGACAGATGGTATGGGTTCTAATGAATTTACTTTGTCTTTTAAAGTACTTACGAGCACCTATAGTATGCATTTCTCAGCGGCAGACGTACAAACCATTAAACGTTATATTGTGTGAGGTGAATTATGGACGAAAAATTATATACTAAAGAAGAGTGCTTAACTCATCTTATCGCAAAAGCAAAAGAAGAACTGTACGACGTAGAAAGTTATAACACACTTTACGAGTCGCTTAAATCACACGGCCATCACGAAGATGCTGCAGAGATTGAAGAAATTGCAAGACAAGAGTTTCATCACGCAAGTATTATTTGTGATTTGCTCGAAGAGCGTGGGTATGATGTGCACGGCAACGCAGACTTGGTAGAACTTTGGCATAAAGCTAAACGCATTTTCAATATGGTATAAGGTAGGTGACTTGGTATGAACTTTACGGCAAAATTACGCAAGTACGTAGGTACCATAGTCGCTGTTATCGGTTTTATTCTTTTGTGTATCATAACCTTTGGTGACCTTGGTGAAATATTCGGCGAGCAATATTGGCGTAACGTGGCAAACAATTTAACGGCCATCGGGTTTATGTCAGTTGGTCTCGTTTGTATACAAACTGCTATCAAGCAAGGACTTGCTGAGCAAGCTTTGCAACGTGGACTTAATTCCGAGCGAACGACAGAAAAATATGATGAGCACAAGAAAGTAATTAAAGATAATACTGATAGGATGTTATATCTGCCATACTTTTTGCAGATATACAATAAGCGTCATACCAAGTTACGTAAACGAGAGTTTCTTGTAAACAATAATTTCACTAGTGAAAAGATGCTCTATCTATCTGGTAATAAAAAGTTAATACGTCAGTATGAGCGTATACTTACAAACGTAACTGCGGTTAGCATTAAGTGGTCTACGATTGACATTGTGTATGACAAAAACGGTAGAATTATGACACTCGATGAATACAGAAAGAAAAGGCTTGTCAAAAGTTTAATGCTATCTTTTATGAGTATGATAGGTGTAACCTTTTTAACAGGCGGGCTATTCTTTACACCATCAGGTGAACCATTATGGCAGAAATTTGTAAAGTTATTTGTTTATATGTTGAGTATAGCAATTGCTTCTATTTTTGTTGTAATAAAAGAGTATGAGAAAGGCGCGTTCGGCGTACCAAATGACTTAGACGAAATAAATCAAATATGGTATGAGTTTTCGAGATGGGACGTGCCAGAATGGATACAAACTGAAGTTGATAATCTAAATAAAGAGGCAGAAGCTAATCCAACAGAAAATGCAACTGCTGATACAAATAAAGATAATAAGGAGGTAAGCAATGAGCAAGAAGGCAAAGCAGCCGAAACCCCAATTGACAGTGGAACAGATTTACAAGAAGAACAAGAAGAAGGCGAAAGTATTTCATATTTTAACTCCGGTGGTTTGGTACCTACTTCTTTTGTTGACGGTAGTGTTCTTCATACTAATGATACGGAACAGTGTGGGGAATGTGACGGAGATACTGAACCTGTTGGACAAGATGAAGTACACGGGGACGGAACTGGAACAGAACTACCAATATCTGGTGAATAAATGGGGTGAGTGGGAAATCATAGGTGCTGGTTCAGCTGGTCTCGTAATTCGTTATGTAGATGTAGGCAATGCACTATTTTCCGGGCTTATGATTACTTATTGTATACTAACATTTGTTACTCTTGTATTGGCGCTTGTATTAGGTAAAATAGTATTTCCTATGCTTGAGAAATACTTTAAGAACAGTAATGACGAGATGGTTGATATGGCAACATTGAAGTCTGCGTCACAGATAGACGAAATGTCTAAAAACGGTAAGAAGGGAGGTTGGTTCTAATGTGGGAACAAGTAGAACAGTATATAGTTGCTAATTATCCGCAAATCATAGAGTGGGCGTTAATATTCCTCGCGTATTTCTTTGTTGCCTTGTATCGTAGCAAGGTGAAGAGTACAAAGAGAAACTTCACCACTATTATGAAAGAGCGAGTAGAACACGTCGACAGTACAGATAAAGCATTGCGTGAAACTGTACAAAGAGAACGCGATGCTATGCAGAAAGAGCTCGAAGAGAGTAAAAAGAACTATCAAGCCGCAATTGATAAGATTGCAGCTTTGGAGCAAAAAGCCACACGTCTTGAAAACGCGTTAGGTGCAATGTTTGAGGAGGTGACTGATAATGAACCAAACAGCCTTTATGAAGAAAGCTGAAGAAGTACTTGAAGAAGTATCTAAACTTAGAGAAGAGCTCAAAGAGATACGAGAGAGTGAAGCCAAGGCGAGAGAAGAACTTACCAAGCACTTCTCACAAATTATAGAAAATCAGCGTGAAGAAATTACGCGTTTACGTAAAGAAATTCACGCTGAACACCAAGATAGACGCATTAGATTAGCGAAAGCCTTAACACAATTTAATGGTGAATAAAATTGTCTTTATTCGCATATAATATAAAATAAGAGACTGCAAAACGGCTGGTATCCGCAACTCGTCTAAAACTACCACAGGAGGAACAGTATGTTCGGACAAAATGGTGCAAAAGAATTTACCATTAAAGACATTGAGGACTTTCTTAATGGTGAAGGAGCGGTAACACCACCCGCAAGTAATAATGAAGGTTCTCCGGCGGCTCAACCGGACGGCGGCAACGCAGGTCAAGGTACTGATGACAAGGGTCAAGGTACTGACGATAAAGGCGCTCAACCACCTGTCACTGAGACACAAGCATTCGCACATCGTTTGAAAGAAGCTACGACGAAAGCAAGAAATGATGAGCGTGAAAGTATAGCAAAAAGTCTTGGCTATGAAAGTTATGCAGATATGCAAACTAAGCGCGAGGCTGAGTTGCTAAAAGACAAAGGGCTTGACCCTAATGAAGTTTCACCTATCGTGGAACAACTTGTACAAAAGCGTATTGCTGAGGACCCTCGTTTGCAAGAACTTGATGCTTACAAACAGGAAAGAGTTAATGCGTGGGCAAAACAAGAATTGGCGGAACTTAGTGAGTTGACTGGCGGAAAGATTGCTAAATTAGCAGATGTGCCAAAAGACGTCATTGAGTTGTGGAAAACAAAAGGTTCGCTCAAAGCAGCTTACATTGAATTAAACGGTGAAAAGCTGATAAGAGAAATGCAGACTGGCATTGCGAACGGACAGAATAGGAGTACCACTGGTCATATGAAGAGCCCACAAGGAACGCCGGCTCCGGCAGATAACTCTAATAAACGTCCTTTCACTGCTAAAGAGAAAGAAGTGTACAAATTGTTCAACCCGGGCGTAACGGAAGAAGAACTATCAAAAATGTATAAAGAAAATTAAAGGAGAAAACTTATTATGGCAGAATTCAAAACTGGCTATTTACAGAGAGCAATTACGCTCGACGTAAACGTAGAAGGTACTATCAGTAACCCTACGAGAAAACAAGCTATTCATAGAGGCGACCTTGTAACTCTTGTACCTGCAAACGGAAGTGTTCCGGCATATATCAAGAAAGCAGCGTCTCTTAGCGCAGCAACCCATATGGTTGCACTTACCGACCAAACTGTTGGTAGTGTAGACCACGTACACACCGAAGTTGGAAATTACGCTGCATCCGAAATCGTTGCTGCAACTGTAGCAGACGGTGATGCAAGCGGCGTAACCGCAGCAACGGCAAAGAAAGTCGGCATGTATCCTTTGTTTGACAAAGATGATATTGTACTCGACAAAGATGGCAATGATTTGTCAGCATAAGGAGGTAAACAGTAATGGGACTTATTATTAACACTGCAGAAGCTCTTAAAAACAGAGCAGATTACAACATTCTTCGTGAGCCTATCAACGATATGCTCAAGAGCAAGCAAGAGGCTTGGGAAAAGAAAAACCCGATTGACCTTTTGTTTAAGAGAGGTACTCTCTCTACTTTCCAAGAAACTTATACGTCGAGTATCGGTTTTCAACATGCATTTGCTGAAACGTCCGACTACAACGTAGCACCTATCTTCAATACTCACGAAGGTTTCTCAAAGGTTTATACCAGCAGAACCTTCCAAGGTGGTTTCATCATCACTCAGCAAGTACTTGAGGACCAAGCATATAACACCGTTAAGAACACTGCTAATCAGTTTATGACGAGATGGCACGGTGACCAAGTTGAATATGCTATGACTGCTATCGCGTCTGGTTTCGGTAAAGCACAAACTTTCGGTGGAGCAGATAACGGCGGTGAAAGTGTTCTACTTCTCACCTCGGCAGATACGGTTGACGGTACTACCATCAACTCTGTAAAGAACCCGCTCTTCACCAAGTTCCACAACATTGTAAAACGTAAAGGTATGAGCTTTGCAGACGTTATTGCTAAACAGCAAGCCAACGCATTCTGCGTTAAAGAAGGTACTAACTACGGTATCAATCTTGACGGCTCTGACCCCGGTATGATTGCAAAACTTGGCGACGTTATCAATCAAGTAATTACCTATATGGAAAATTACAAGAACGACAACGATAAGTATGAAGGCGTATCTGGTGCTAAGAGAATTGTTGCACCTAACGATGCACGTCTTGAAGCAATGCTCAATGCGGCACTTTCTATGGACATGTTCAACGGCTTAGGTCCTAACCCTGCATACAAGAGAGCATCTCTTGACACCACGCCTTACTTGCGTGACCTCGCTTGCTGCTTTGACAAGACTGCAAACCGCGGTATTGGTTTCTTCATTGTAGACCCTGCTTACAATGCTGAAAATCAAGGTCCTGAGTTCACCGAACGTGTAGCACTTACGCTTAACATCGACGAACGCAAGAACCCTTACGGTATTGCATATGATGCTCGTCAACGTTTCGACATTAACGTAGCATCTTGGAGGGGTATTTCTTACGTATACATTGGCGCTACGGCTCCTTCGTTCATTGAAGTATCTCAACTTGCAAGCAATGGTACGGTAAGCAAAGTAACTGGTTTCAATGCACTTGAAGCTATTACGCCTATCGCTACTCTTGTTAAGCCTGTTTCTGTGGTTGGCGAAGTAACTACCAAAAGTGGTTCTTAATCACTGAATAACGGAGGCTGGGCATAAAGTCCAGCCTCTTTTACATAATTTAGCAAGGAGGTAAATAGATGTACACTTGGGGCTATATAAAAGAAAATACATTAAGTAAATTAAACCTTGGTGAAGAAGAAGCAAATCAACAGGGTTTTTTGTCACGTTTTCCATATTATGCAAATGAGGCTATGACACAAATCTGTAGTGCTATTAAGCCAAAAGAGACGTTCTTTGAAGTCGGTGCGGAAGCTGGCGAAATCATTACTATGCCAGAAGATTTTATTGCATTTAGTGATGATACAGTCAGTTTCTTCAATATGGCAGAACGTGATATGTATATAGAGGACGTCGGCGATGAATATTTAGAGTACTCTGGTTACAATCAAGTTCTTTGTAAAAAGAGAGGCACATATCGTATTCCTTACAAAGCACGTTGGTTCTTCTTTACGAAAGATTGTCATAATGCAACTGTAATCACAGCACCGGCAGATATTTGTGATGCATTACCCTCTTATATTGCAAGTCAATGTTGGAAGATTGACGACGAGGCGAAAGCAGCAGTATATCGTAATGAGTATGAAATGTTCTTGGCTCGTATTGATGACAGCTCGTTTAAGTCACAAAGAAGTATGCACATTGGAGGTGGTTGGTAATGGCAAGAACAATTAGACGTCAACCGTTTAGTGTGTCTACCGATAGTAGTGATTATACAAAGTCGTACTTTTTCAATCAAGCAGAATTCAAAGGTATTTGTGACCAGAAAAATGATGTCAATATAGACCAGCAAACTTTTGCAGAAGCAAAGAACGTGTATCTTGACGAAAATGCTATATTGACAAGTAGACCACCGTTCAAATTTTATGACGGTGAAGGTTATATACTTGACCAGTGGTTGTTTGGCTCATACGGTATAAGACTTCACAGATTGCTTTATCATATCTACGAAGTCAATGGTGAGACATTTAGTGAGCGTGCAGACGACCCTACTGCATACCCTATTGAAGAACTCTATTTTGTATTTATCGTTCGTTGTATTACACACGATACTGTACAAGGTGCATATAATGGTTATAACATTTATGCTCAATACGGCTGGCAAATTCCTGTAGCAACATTAGGCTGGGACTTTATTCCAAAAGTAACGTGTGCACAGGTAGAAGATAAAATCTTTATATGGTTTGCAGGTGCAGACTTTATTGCTTTTAACACTGCAGGTGTATTGATGTCGGACGGCAATACCTATCCTTACTTTGAGAGTGCAATTAAATATTTGTACTTTCCGATTTGTAAGTTAGTTATCAATGGTATTGAGAGCGACCTTGAAACGAAGAACTTTTTGACAGAGACGTATAAACGTCGTTATCAATATTCTGCATTAAGTTCCGTTAACTTTGAGAAACTCGCTGGCAGACAAATGAGCGTAAATCTCAACAGTGATATGACACAATCTACGTCTAAGCATTTGTATGATATTATTGTACAAAGTAATCAAGACAAAATGATGGTGTACCCGTATTCACCTATTGGTAGTAACTATTATGTAGATATTGCACAGACGCCAAGAGCAACTGTTGTATTACGATATAGTTTCGCACAGCATATTATAGAAGTAAGTTTTGACGGTAGATATTTCCGTGGTTTACCGATGCTCGATGATATGGTTGGTAATCCATTACTCACGAGAGATGGTTTGTGGGCTGTAGCATTTACAAGACACGGCCTTGCAAAGTGTAAACTTGTTGCACAAGATAGCATAGACTTTGTTAGCTCGGAAGATGTATTGAGCTGGGTCGTAGAACCTTATATGCGTAACGTATTGATTAACGGCTTTCCGGGTTATCTTGATACGCTTGACCCGTCGTTTAATCCTACTGGTTATTTTGAAACGATTGATAACTTTGCATATGTATTCAGCGGTCCGTCAATTTATAGCAATATCTCAGCAAGCACAAATATTCAGTATTTATATAGTGAGTGGCTCAGTGGTACAAATGACGTAATATGGGGCTATCTGCCACTTATTGATTTGTCTGGTAGCACACTTATAAATATGCTACCGAGTGATGACATCAAAGTGCATTTTAGATATGTCGCACCTACCATAAATCACCAAGAACTCGGAGCAGCTGTAAGTATTCTTACTCCCGGACGTCTTGTATATGAAAACGGTGCTGTTACTCGTAATGACGACGGTGTACAAACCTTCTTCTTTAATCAGGTAGAAGAAAATATCAATAGAACTTTGCGTAATGATGACGTGTTATATGTTACCGAGTTTCTTGGTAATAAACGCGATAGCAGTGCAGATAGCTGGGCAAGTCGTATATATAGACTTTCTGCATCAGGTACTATGCTGATTAATGATGACAATATTGTCCAATCAGGCAACTTGTTACTTGGTACACCTTATCCGATAGATATTAGTGATACACCAGAATATGATGCAACTAAAACTTATGCAGAAGGTGATATGTGTGCCAAAGACACTTATTTGTGGCGAGCAA